CGTACAGCTGGGCAGCAAGATCGCCGGTGGACTGGCCGTTGGCCAATACGGAGACGAGGTTTTGTGCTTCGGTCCAAGTGGCCGACCCACTGACGGTGACCGCCGTGAAACTGGTGGACAAGTCGTCGTCGTCCCAATAGAAGTCAGGAGCGCTTGTGGTCCCAATCCAGAACGTGTTTAGCCACCCAGGATTTGGATCGCCGCTGCCAGCGCCAGTGCCGGTGAGGTCGGTTTCGGTGCCGGCATCGTCTTTCAGGTATATCTTCCCGTCGGCTTTTACATAGACCCGAGCCTGGGCGGCTGCTGGCGTGCCTGGGGCTGCCGCCTCGTCGAACTCGATGTAGTCGGACACGAGGCCCGTGGGGTGGGCGTTGGCTCTGGTCACGTCTTTGTGTGATGCCATTGTCAGCTCCTAAACGTCGGTTCGCCCATTGCGATCGTCCCATCCTCGAGCTCGAGGACATGCCCTTCGGTTTCGGAAAGTAAGGCCAGAGACGGTGCAGCAGCCTTCCATGTCGAATCAGACGAGTCATACATGATCACATCCTCATCCTGCGCGCCGGTCAAATCCAGCAGAGACGGAAACCCGATCGCCTTCCAGCCCATCAGATCTCCTTTCGGTAGAGCCCGTCGGGTGTCTGCACGTACAGGAATCCACCTCGTATCTCACAGCCACCCAACGGCCCGCCGCCGGACGTCGACGGGAAGTTCGACGAGGGGGTCGGTCCCGATATGACGTCGACCAGTCCGAACGATGAGTCAAGTTTGACTATTGCGCCGGTATCGGTGGTCGCCCACCAGTACACGCCATCCCACGCCAACCCCAACAGGATGTAGTCGGTGGGGAACACATGATTCTGGACATGTGACCCAGCGGTCGTGTACTCCTCGATACGGCCGTTGACCGTCTCGACGGCGAACAGGTTGGTGCCGTTGTAGGCAACTGACGTGTACCCGCGGACACCACCCGGGGTCGGTGTGGCGGCGATCCTCGACACGACCGTTCCATCTGACGGGTCGAGTTTGGTGATGGCGTCGTCATCATCGTCGCCGGACGCCCACAGGAAAGATTCGGCGTAGACGAGGTCGGTGCATATTGCGAGGGAACCGTCGTCGTAGTTGGTATAAGAGTTGCCGATCGCGCCGATTTCATCGATGGTGAACAACGCCGGGTCGACACCAGCGTCAGAGTCTGTCATCCACCATTGGCCGCCGTCCCATGTGACCCCGAAGTAGTCCGCTGTGAATACCAACTCCCACGCTTCGAGGAGTGTCTTGTCGTAACGGTCGACGAGTCCGATCGCCAGCCACGCGTAGCTGAGGGTTTGTGCTGATCCGGCGTTCGAGTCTAAGAACACTTGGATTCTGTCGTTCGTCCGCATCGGTATTTCGGGGGCGACATCGACGAAATGTTGAGCAGCAGTCGACACCCACACCCCGTCGACGAGAGACGGCGGCCAGACTGTCGTGTCGACAGTGTCGCGGGTACGGATGAACGACACTTCGCCTCCGCCTAGATACGAGTCCCACCCCAACCAGACGCGCATGTCGTAGTAGCCGTTTTGTATGAACGGGATAACAGTGGTCGGGAAGGTTAAGTCTGGAAATTCGTATGAGCCGAGCACATACAGATGAGACCATTCGATTGCCTCGCCGGCCGCGCTGATCGACTGTGGGTCGGCGATCAGGAACAGGTAGGCGCCGGTGGCTGATCCGCCCGGCTGGTCTGCCTGCTGTTCGACCGTCTCCCGGATGATCGTGATCTGAGTTTGGAAGTCATCGTCGTCGTGGTCGTGTTGGTCCTCCCACAGCTTGTTGAGCCGCCGCTTGTCATTGGGGATCATGCGATTGGAATGCGGACGTGGAACGAGAGAATGTCGTCAGATGCCCAAGACCAAGGGACAGTCGACCCTGCGAACAAGGAGCCGACAGTGTTGAAATGGATCTCGCCGGCTGCTCTCAACAAGACAAACCCACCGTTGCCTTGGGGGACGCTGTTGTTACGACCGACCCATGTTCCCACAATCTGGCCGCCGGCCACCGAAGCTGACGCAGTAATCCCTACCGCCGCATTCGGAAGGGTGACGAAATAGGTGCCGGCCCCACCTGCGGTGAAATTGAACCGAGCCCACAGATCTTCGACCGCACCCATCCGATACCGCTGGCCGTTGACGGCCGCCGTTGGATCAGTAACGGTGCCTTCAAGAACAGGCGACCAGTCGACCGAAGTAGCACCATCGGGGAACGCCGTGTCGAAGTTATCTTTAAGCTCATCGTTCCAAAACGCAGCGGTAACGACCTGACCAGTTGTGGCGGTCGTGTTCGGAAACGGCATCGAGAATCCTCCCTAGGCGAGACGAGTGGTGGTGTCGAGCTCGGACGTGCCGAGGATCCAATAGTCCTGCAGCTCGAATACGGTCAGCGGAGCGACCGACAGGGTCGTCGTCCAAGCCCCCGGCACCCACTCGTGGCGGATCGCCTCCACTGCACAGTCCTGGTCGATGGTGTCCCCCGCTGTGGGAACGTGGGTGACGTTGATGTAGTCCCGCAGTTCGAGGCCCAACATGTCTTCAAGGTGGGAAACCCCGGTGAACATTTTCAGGGTCAGCTCGTTGATGCGGAGCCGCTGGTCGCCGAAGATCTCCGCCAACCATTCGGCATTGTTGAGCGTTTCGGCGTCGTTGCTCATCGGCATCACATCCCGGGTCAACACCCGTCGGCCGTGCGCGGCGACCGACGTGACGTTGACGATGGACACCTGGACGCCGTCCTCCCGGCTGACCCTGATGTCGTTGAACAGGTGGTCGTCGTCGTAGGAGAGAGCGAGGCCGGACATATCGGCGTCGACGAAGTTCACCGATGCCGTGGCCCCCGAGTTAGAGACCCGGTTACGGAAGGTGACCTTGCCGTCGCGGGACATGAACAGGACCCCCGCCTCGGCTTCGGCGACGTCGAGAAGATGGGCGAGCGCCGACCAGTCGCCTCCGGTATTCGGCGAGGCGAACACCTTGGCCTGGACGTTGGCGAGCCCGGTGTCCAAGTCTCGGAGGGCGGCCGGCCACGACACGTCATCGAGAACCGCGCCGATGCGCGCTGTGGTGGACTGCTCCGAATATGCCTCGCCGGCGAGGTCTTCGAGGTTGAGGTTGTAGAACCCGTCGACCAGCGGGACGGTCACATAGGAGTCCTGGGTTTTCGGGTAGGCGGGAGGCCACGCCCGCGCCGACCCGTAAAAGATCGGATAGGTGGTCGACCCGACGGTAATGGTCGCCCGGAACGGTGTCCCGATCTGTACGTTCGGGGTGTAGGCGCCTGCCGTGTTCTCCGGGTTGAACCGTCCGTCACGGTTGTCGAGGGTCACCGACCCGATGCCAGTGGCGAAACGTCCGTCAACCGAATGCCGGCCCCGCCAGGTCGACGCCCGACGGACGAACCCTCCACCCGCGGGGTTGCCGGTGGACAGGTTGACCCAGGTGGGCGACCCGTCGAGCATGGTGAATCCGGGGGCGAACTCCCATTTCAGGTCGGTGACGGCCACTACCAGCCCAGCCGTTGAATGTCGACGCCGGCCTTGTTGGCCTGCTGGACGAAGTCACCCCAGGTCAACGTGAAGATGTTGTAGACGGGTCCGGCGGCAGCACCGTTGCTGGGTTGGCTGGGCATCCGTAGTGCGCTGGCCTCCCGCATCGCCGCGGCGAGGATCCCCACTCCTTCGCCGTTGAGGGGAATGACTGCCTCTCGTGATCCGGCTTCGGCCAGGGTGACGTTCCTGCCTCCCGGACGGGGGTTGAAAATGCCGCCATGCTGGGAGTAGATGGTGTTCCCGACACGGGTGAACGTGCCGTTAGGTTGGGCGCGGAAGTCGGGCAGGGAGAAGGTGGTGTTGAACACCCGGCCCTCCCAGTCGGCTTCAAGTGCGTCGAACTGGGCGAAGATCGCGTCGATTACATTGTCGGGGATTTCGAGCCCCTCGAACATGAGCCGGGCCGCCGCGCCGGTCGGGTCGATGCCTTTGGTTTTCAGGTCGGTCATCGTCGCTTGGAGGTCGGCGATGACATTGGCTCGGTCGATCACCGCATCCCGATATTCCGGTGAGGCGATGCCCTTCTTCGACGCCTTCTCGACAGCCTTCTCGGCTTCGGCGAGGTCGTCGTTGAGCCGGACGATCCCGAACATGGGATTGTGGATCTCGCGGAGGGCGTCACGTTTTGCGAGGAGAGCATCACGGGCCGCCTTGGTTGCGATGCGCTGTCGGTCCTCGGCGAACTTGAGGGCCTCAACGGAGGTCCCGTAGTCCTCGGTCGCCTCGGTGGCGCCCTCTAGAGCAGTTGACGTATCATCGACGGCCCCTCGATGCCGGTTGGAGGCACCGATCGACTCCTCAAGGGTCGTCAAATAGGTGCCCGTCACATCATCGATGTCGTTGAGGGCTTCCTTCTGCTCGATGTATGCCTTGACCGAATCGGCGCTGTCACCGAGGATCGTCTGAAGGCCCGCGGACAACCTCTGTGTCCATCCAAGATTGAGGTCAGAGTCGAAAACGTCGAGAAGGTTGGTGCCTTCCTTAACCGCCTCGTTGAGCACCGGCGTGAGCTCTTCGCCGACTTGAGCTTTGAAGTCTTCGAAGTTGGCAGAGGCGGTACGGGTTGCATTCGCCAGTTCGCCCTGGGTGTTCTTGAAGTCGCCGGCCGTCTTGTTGGTCTGCTTCATTATCAGCTCATAGCGGGCCAGCACCTTGTCCTGTTCGGTCAGCTCCGACGTGGAACCGGCGAGGCCGAGCTCGAGCGCCTTCTGGTTGACGGCAGCAGCCGAGACGTCGATGCCGTACTTCCGTAGCGGTTCCACCTGCCCGGCGAGCCCTGACTGGAATTTTTCGGCAGCTTCGGGGACGTCGATGTTCATCACCGAGGCGAAGTCGGCGATCCGGGTAGTGATGTCTTCGACTACCGACACCACGTCCTGGCCGGATTTGGCGGCGATGGTCTGGGAGAAGTTGGAGAACTGGACGGCGAAAGCGTTGAACTCCGAGTTAGCCAACCCGAAGGAGTCGGCCGAGTTCCTACCGATCGCCAACACCCCTTCGGCAGCCTCACCGAATACGACGTTGACCGCGTTGATCGACTCGTTCAGATCGGTCGCCGCCCGGACCGAGTCTTTGGCGAATCCGACGACCGCGGCGGTGGCAACCCCAGCGACGGCGAACTTGGCGGTGGTCGCCAGGCCAGACATCTGCCTGTCGAGCTTGCCGGTGGCGACGCCCGCGGCCCCCGCCGCGTTGGAGATCTTCCCGGTGGCGGTAGCAGCCGATGCCGCTTCTCGTTTGTACTGGTTGGCTTGCAGCAACAGGGTCACCGCGAGGGTCTCGCTAGCCACGTTCCTCCTTGTACAGCGCGTATTTGGTGCCGTCCGTCACGTTGTGCTCGGTGGCCTTGCGGTGCTGGCTCAGGCCCTTGCAGCCGAGACAGGTGTAGTGGTCGGGATACCAGGGGGTTCGCTCTTCTTCCCACTCCCAGTCGAACGTGCCGCATTCGTGGCAGCGTTGACGTTGTTCGATTTGCCAGACGGTGACGATGTCACGGTCTTCGGGAAGCCAGTAAGGCTCTTCCTCGGTGTCCTCAATACGTTCAGGCGTGGCCCGCTCGTGCAGCCATCCCCCGAATCGTGTTGAGGGGTTGCGCGTCATCCACCACCACACCGAAGGCGGGTGAACAATGGTGCGGGGTTCTTTTACGACCCTTCCGCTAAAGACAGAATGGGGGATTCCCTGTCCGCAGGCGTAGTCGACTCGCTGCCGGAACTCGAGGTCGTATCTGTAGCGGTTTCGGATAAAGGGAGCGCCGACGGTTTGCCGTTCACCTCCCAGACAGCGTCGAACAGGTCAGCGCGGGCACCATCATGGAGACGATCCCAAAGCTCTTTGCCGTCGGCTTCGCCCCAGTCCACCTCTTCGCCGTCAACTTCGACGATCGACAGGCCGATGAGCGCCGGCGGGAAGGTGTCCATGTTCACGTCAGGGGCCGCCAGGTTCAAGTAGGGGCGAGCCTGCTGTTGTTCCCGGAACCGTTTGAAGTCGGCGTCGGTTGGTGGGTGTGCCAGCTTCACCGCGTCGAACTTTTCGCCGGAGAGAGCACGTACTTTGATGACCGCGGCAGCCTCGTCAGCCTGAGCTTCGAGGTCGCTTATCTCGGACTCGATGCGGGGAACACGAGAAGAAAGCCCGTCGACCTTCTCGGTGCGACGGGCCTGCTTCAACCGTTGCGTTGCTTCGTCGATTTGGGCGCCTATCGTCCCGTCCAATCCGAGGCGTACCGTCTTCTCGGCGGGCTTGTAACGGTCGAGAAGGTCTCCGACTTTCACTCGCTCACCCAAATCGGCCGGCGTCTAGCAGGGGAGATAAACCGATCAGGCAACCAACGACGCCACCGGGCAACGTACTTGCGCCCATTGCGATCTGACCGGAACCGGAAGACCAAAGCTCCCCAAACAGGTGAACCCTCCGACCATGAGATGGTCGAGACGAGGTAGACGTCGCTCGGGTCGATGTCGCGTTCCTCCAGCCACGCCATCAGGTCCGGGTGCCCTGCCGCTATCGACCGTGAACCATCAGGCTCCACCACAACGGAAGAGGGACCATACCGACCTGGTCTGAACGGGAACTTCATGCGGTCAGCGCGAAACCCCGGTTGGGGTCATCGGTCGCCACTAGACGGGCGGTCGAGAAGTCCGGGTCGTTACGTCCCGGAGTCCCATCCTCGACTGAGCCGACCGTCGCCGGGTACACATCGACTTCATCACCGATGGCGAAGGTGCCAGCGGTCGCCAGCGCCTTGCGTACAACCACCAGGAACCCGGCGGTGTCCTCGGTGAATGTCGTGAACGCGGTGTCGGTAGTGTCATCGCGGAGGAACTCCACAGACAGCTCGTCGCCGCCACGGGTGCCGACCTGGCGTTTCTCGTACTTCGAGTCGAGCGTCGCCACATCGACGAGGTTGAGACCTCGCGGCAAGTTGGGCATCGACCGTACGAACGCCGTCAGGTCTGTGCCGCCGTTCAGCTCGGTAGCGGTGGGAGCGGTGTAATCCGAAATGGTGGTGACCCAGTGCACTTCGGAAACGCCCGGGGGGGCATACTTCGCCATCTAGTCCTTCTCCTTCTTCTCTTTCTTGGGTGGTGTCAGACGGAAGCCTTTGTCTTTGAGCACAAGCTCGTAGTGCTTCCGGTTGACTACGGCCGGTGGTGAATCGGTAGGCGGGTAGACGGTGACCCATTCGACGGGCATGGGCGCTCCTTTAACTAGGCGACGTGAACAGACGGAAGGTGTCGGCGGTGGTGAACCGGCGCTCACCTTCGACGTCAGGTGGGTCGCGTCGGACACCGGACCCTCGAGCCAGGAACACTCGTCCCGTCGACACTCCGGTGATAGTCGGCTTCCACCCGGACAAGGCTGCACGGACCTTGTGCTGCATCCATTCGGCTTCTTCGCCGTCGGAGCCGACACACGTGATCTGGCGTTCCCACCAGACCTCGGCGTCGGGGTCGCCTAGCGACCCAAACGAGTCGAAGTCTTCGAGGGGGTACACAACGACGTAAGGGGTGGTGGTGTTGTCAGGTGCTTCCGCCTTGCCAACCTCTTTCGACGTCTGCGCAATGATCCGGGCTATTACGGCGTCGGTTATTTCGCCCGGGTCGTAGACGGTGTAGGTCATATTCGGGTGGCGCGGCGTCCAACATCAGCAGCGGCCTGGGGGGCGAGACGGTTCACCGCAGGTCTGACAAACGGCTGTGGAGCTGTCCGCGAGGTGCCGTACTCCACATACGGCCAATACGGGACCGTGATATCGACTTCGCCGTCACCGGAGTAACGGACAGACCCGGCAAGACGCCCGGTCAACCGGGGGGCGCTGGCGGACACCTGCTGGGCGGCCTTCTGGCCCCACTCGTCCTCCCATTCATCCTCGAAGGTGACTTCGGAGGCTGCGCGTAGCCGCAACGCGAACCGTTCGACCTGTGAGAAGTCAAGCACTCTGGTTCTCCTCGCATATCAGACCACGAACGACATGGAAGGTCTGCGCTACAACGTTGCGGACAGCCACCGTTCTCCCGTTCAGATAGGCGTCTTCGGTGGAAGTAATGTCGACGAGGTCGCCGGGGCGGGGGTCGGCTTCGTCGTAGGGGATGAACACCCGGTAGCGGCGGATCTCGGCTTGGGTTTCGCCGTAGTCCTCGGCTCCGAGTTCTTCACGCATCGCCACCGCCGCGCCGCTGTATTGGGTCGTGAATGTGGGTTCGGTCTGTCCGGTGGTCTCGTTGAACGACGACCCGGTCTCCCGTTTGACGACCACCGACGTCCCGGTGTCGGTGAACTCGACCGCCCAATACGACTGGAGGATCGGAACGTGATCCTGAAGAACACTCATGCGAAAGGTGGCCCCTTGTAACGATTGAGCTGGTTCCGTTCGTCTTCGACTAGGAACACGAACTGGGTGAGCCCGCCCGATAGGGTTGCTGTCCCACCGCCGGTGGCGTAGGTGACAGATCCGGCACCGTCGAGATCGACCGACTGGATGGATCCGGATGCTCCGGCGGGAAGGGCAGCGTTCTGGGCGCCCATACGGAACGCTCGAGCGACCACTTCGGCGCAGAGGCTCCCTAGATGTTCTAGTTGGGAGTCGTGGTCGGGGGAGAGGAACCCTCCGGTGTAGGTCACGTCGATCGCCTGGCTTTTCAGCGTCTTCCAGGCGATCCGGTAACCGCCCGACACCCGGATGAGTTTGCCGTTCTCGTAGAACTTGTAGTCGTCGTCGGCGGTGAGTGTCGTGCCGTCCTCGTCAACCTGGCCGATAGCGGTGACCGGCCAGTGTTTCAGGAATAGGGCGACCCGGCCGCCGTCGAAGGTTTCAGCCCGGGTGTCGGATTCGAGGGTTCTTCCGGTCTCGGCTTCGATGAGCGCCTGCGCGTCGGCGATCAGCGCAGCGACGGTCGTGTCGGGCTCGGCGGTGATATCCCATTGCAGTTTCTGTTCGACGTCGAGCTGGGTGCACAGGGCCAAGATGCCTCCTAGAGCGGTGGGTCGTTGGGGCCGACCGGCGTGAACGCACCAGGTGCGCCTGCCCCTAATGCCGAGTACGGCGAATAGCCGACGGGGTCGGGAGCCCAGAAGGTTTCGACCGGCTGGGTTCCTGTCGCCGAACCCGACCAGGTGATCGAGCCTGACGCCGCTCCCGCGTAGTCGGTGACACCGTCAGCGGTGCCGGCCCAACCGATGGCGCCTGCGGCAGAACCTTCGTGGTCGGCCTGCCCAGTGGCGGAACCAACCCAGGAGATGGTGCCGGCGGCGGAGCCGTCGTTGACACCTTCGGTGGGTGCTTCACCCTGCGCCGAACCGGCCCAAGTGATCGTCCCGGTAACGGCACCCTCGCGCGTAGTGGTCCCGTCCGCGGCGCCCGCCCAATCGACGGTTCCGGTGGCGGAGCCTTCGTGAACGGTGGCGCCGGTAGCTGAACCCGCCCAGGTGACCGTCCCGGTGGCTGACCCTTCGAGGTCGGCAACCCCGTCCGCAGCCCCAGACCAGGTGACAGATCCGGTAGCGTCGCCCTCATAAGCGGCGGTTCCGGTGGCGGCACCGGCCCATGAGATCGACCCCGACGCGGACCCTTCGCTAACCCCGGTCGGAGCCACACCGGTAGCCGAGCCGACCCAATCCACGGCGCCGGTTGCGGACCCTTGGTAATCGGCGGCACCGTCTGCGGCACCCACCCACGACACTGAGCCGCTCGCGGCACCTTCATGGTCGGTGGCTCCGGTAGCGGCACCCACCCAGGAGACGGCTCCGGTGGCAGCGCCAGCATGGGTAGCAGTTCCGGCTGCTGACCCCACCCACGATATGGACCCTGACGCCGATCCGGTGTTGGGCGTCGAAGCGACCGTGTAGTTCCCGTTGATGGCGATGGTATCGACCCGGAAGCTCCGGCCGTCTTTCCCCATGTTCCGGGAGTAGACCTGACGGAGTTCTACCAGCGCCCCATCCCAGGTGGTCTTGTTGGCGGTCGTGTTGACCGAAGTAAAGGCGGTCGGCCCTCGGTTGGTGTCGGTGGTGTGGAGGCTGTTGGCTCCAGTGTGGGCGATGACCGTCTGCCATGACGTGTCGTCGTTGGTCAGATTCGCTCCGGCCAGCACCACCGTCCCGGCAGCATTACGGATGCGTATCTGGAGGGTGTAGGAGTCGTCGTTGCCGGTGGCGTTCTCGGACTCCTCCACCGTCCAGGTGAGTCCGGCATCCATCGTCCCGAAGTCAGCGTCTACGTTGTCGAGGTCACGGGTCAGGACTTCGGTGACATCTTGGGTGAAGATCAGCCGGGAGTCATCTGAGGCGTTAAGTGGGGATGCGGCGCGGAGGGTGGTGAGAGTGGGCATTCATTCCTCCCGGCAGCATTGACCCGGTTTCGGCTGCCAGGCTCCGCACGATTCGACGCCGACGCGGTCCCACACCTCCTGGATGGGCTGGTATCGGGCATCGCTGTGAACCAGCACCCAGTCGCCGAGAGTGAGCATCAGCCCACAGGCGAAGTTGCGACCGGCCGTATCCCGCACCAGGTACAAGCACTCAACACCATCGATCCAACAGCAATGAGAGCCGTCAAGCCCGCCCCGACCGGTACAGGTCAGGAGGCGGTGCCGGTGATCGTCACTCCGGTAACCGTGTACTCCCCGGCGGCATTGAACGTCTGGTCGCCGGTCAAAGCCTGCTCGCCATAGTAGGTGCCGGCCGACACCGCCGAATAGAACCCGACACGGGTAGCGGCACCACTCGACGCTCCACCCGTGAACACCAGGTCGTTGAGGATGACCATGTCGCCGTTGGCGGCGGTCTCCCAGGTGATCGCCTGCCGGGCAGCCGACGACTCGGTGTCAGCAGAGCTATGAATCGACGCGTGGGTCATCGCCGCCTGCATGGCGGCGTTGCCGATATTGAGGATCGTGTCATTCAGCGCCATTCAGCACCTCCAGGAGCTCGGCTTTGGTCATCGACTCGTCACCCTGATCGCCGGCCGCCTCCAGCAGCTCGGCCTTGGTGTTGGACATCGATAACGAGGGCTCTGGCTCTGCGGCAAGGTCGGCCGGTTCCCAGCCATGCTCACCGATGATGTGACCGCCTGCTCTGATCTGGCTCATCTTGATCCTCCTATGTCCTGAAGGCGGCGACCGTCACTGTCGTCACCGCCGAATAGGCGACCGCCAACACCGACCCTGGGTAGACACCCCGGTTCGCCGGCAACGCATGGATCTCAGCGTCGGGCACCGTGTACTCGACACCATCCAAGGTGACAGTGATCGGGGAGGCTCCACCATTGTTGACCAGCAGATACACGCCGTCGAGAACATGGTTGGCGTTCTCGATGCCGGAGGCGATTGTGTCGCCTCCGGCATTCGCGGCTACGAACGCAACATCTGCGTTCAGCTCACTGACTGCTATCGCAGCCATTACGCGATATCCATTGCCACGATCCCCGCAACGCGGAGGACCTTGGTGGCGAAATAGCCGAACAGGGCCATTTCGATGAGCTCCGGGCCCTGCTTCTCCTCAAAGCGGAATGTCAGGGTGGGAGACTCCCACACGTAGGCATCGGCCCGATTGACGATGAGCACTTCGGCATTACCGGACGTGCCGGTCATCGCCCACGCCTTGCGGAACCCGACACCATCGATCGGCCAGGCGCCAGACGTGGCATCGGCTGTCCCGTAGGCGTTCTGTGCTCCCACTGCGGGGATGAACGGCCGGTTGGAGCCGTCAACATCCGCAGCGATCGCCGTCGACGCAGCCTGTGACACCGCGCCTCCAGACGGCGAAGCGAAACGGGTGAACGCGTACTTGTCGAGTTCATCCCTTATGTCAGCCACCACCGTGGCTGCCACGAACGCATCACCGGCCGTGTTGTTCGTGTTCAGCTCGGTGTAGACCTTCGCTTCGGTCTTCCGGGCGTAGTCCTCCCGCAATGCGGCAAGCACGATCCCGTCCACACCAGGACTCGACGAGTCGATGATCTCCCGGGTGATCGGCAGCTTCCCGGAAACGGCAACCGGCGACACCGTGGTCGACGTGATCGACATGGTGCCTTCGGTTGGTGCCGAACCCTCCGAGTGGTCT